CACCGCATGTGCTGTTCTATGCGTCTAAGCGGGTGGGCGGCGATGTAAGCGATTTCGCTGCGATCAAGCTGCTGAAATTCGCCGATACCTGAGAGGCGTGACGGGGCTCGGGGGGCGAAAGCCCTCCGGTCCTTGGGCCGGGTGACCGGTTCGGGGTGGGCGCGGGTCTGTCAGCCGCTGCCTAGCTGCTCCCTCCGTTCGAGTGGCGGCGGGGCCTGCGTCCGACATGAAGGATGGCATCCCGATGGAGTCGGGGTGTCATCTCGTGAATTTCGGAGAGAGTCCATGATGTTAAGAGAAGAGACGGCGGTGGCCACAAGCGCACTGCCTTTGGTCGAGTTTCGCGATCACTTGCGGCTGGGCACGGGCTTTGGCGACCTTGGGGCGGAGGATGCGGCACTTGAGGCGTATTTGCGCGCAGCGATGGCCGCGATCGAGGGGCGCACCGCCAAGGCGTTGTTGGCGCGTGATTTTGTGCTGAGCCTAGAGGCGTGGCGGGGCGGGGCGGTGCAGGCCCTGCCGGTGGCGCCGGTGCGCGCGGTTTTGGAAATGCAATTGGTGGATCGTGCCGGGGCGATTACGGTTATCGAGCCCGAGCGCTATCGGTTGATCGAGGATATGCAACGCCCGCGTCTGGAAGCGTTTAGCGCGAGTTTGCCGACAATCCCGACGGGGGGCACCGCGCAGATCCGGTTCACGGGTGGGTTTGGCCCGCGTTGGGCGGATCTGCCGGTTGATCTGGGCCAGGCGGTGTTTTTGCTGGCAGCTCAGTATTTCGAGCTGCGCCATGACAGTGCGGGGGCGGGCAGCGAAATGCCGTTTGGCGTGTTGGCGCTGATTGAGCGGTGGCGCACGGTGCGGATGCTGGGAGGGCGGGGATGAGCGTGCCTGTTCTCAACCGAAAGCTGGTGCTGGAAGCGCCCGAGCGGGTGGCCGATGGCGCGGGCGGGTTCAGCCATGCTTGGGTAGCGTTGGGGGAAGTCTGGGCGCAGATGAGCCCGGGCACTGGTGTGGAACGTGCAGGTGAATTTGTGACACTGGCCTCCGTGCCGTGGAAGATCACCGTACGCGCGGCCCCGCAGGGATCGCCGCGCCGCCCCTTGCCCGAGCAGCGCTTTCGCGACGGCGCGCGGGTGTTTCGCATTCTGGCGGTCGCGGAAAATGACGTGGCGGGTCACTACCTGACCTGTTTTGCGCGTGAGGAGGTGGTGGCATGAGCTATGCGATTGGCGCGGCCTTGCAGGGCGCGGTTTACCAGCGCTTGCAGGGCGATGTCGTGCTGAGCGATTTGGTCGGGGCTGCGGTTTATGATGCGGTGCCTGCGGGCACGGTGACGGGAACCTATGTGAGCCTTGGACCTGAAGATGCGCGTGATGCATCCGACAAGACCGGGGACGGGGCGGTGCATGATTTCATCGTGTCGGTGATCACGGATGAGGCGGGGTTTCAGGCGGGAAAACAGGTGGCCGAGGCGATCTCGGATGCGCTGTTGGGGGCGGACCTTGAGCTGTCTCGGGGGCATGTCGTGGGGCTTTGGTTTCTCAAGGCCAAGGCTCGGCGGGTGGATAAAGGTGCAACGCGCCGGATCGATCTGACCTTTCGCGCCCGCGTTGAAGGCTGAGCAAAACTTTCACAAAATCAACATTCTGTTGGCGTCAGATCGGCGCTGGCAGGCGGTTTCTTTCACTAATCGGAGAATGAGCCATGGCGGCGCAGAACGGCAAGGATCTTTTGATCAAACTCGACATCAATGGCAATCAGACCTTTGAGACCATCGCGGGGCTGCGCGCCACGCGCATCAGCTTCAATGCCGAAACGGTCGATGTGACCTCGCTGGAAAGCGAGGGACGTTGGCGCGAATTGCTGGGGGGGGCGGGGGTGCGCTCGGCGCAGATTTCGGGATCTGGCGTGTTCAAGGATGCGGGCACGGATGAGCGCGCGCGCCAGATCTTTTTCGATGGCGAGGTGCCAGAGTTTCAGGTCGTGATCCCCGATTTTGGGATCGTGCAGGGCGCGTTCATGATCACCTCGATTGATTATGCGGGCAGTCATGATGGCGAGGCGAGCTATGAGATTGCGCTGGCCTCGGCGGGCGCGCTGGCCTTCACCGCAATCTGAGGGAATGACACATGGCGAACCCTTGGACTGGTGAGGTCGAGATCACGCTTGATGGTGTCGCGCATCGCGCGAAGCTGACTCTGGGCGCGCTGGCCGAATTGGAGGCTGAGATCGGTGAGGCTGGCGGGATGATTGCGCTGGTCGAGCGGTTCGAGGCGAGGCGGTTTTCCAGTCGCGATGTGCTGGCGCTGATAGTGGCTGGGCTGCGGGGGGGCGGTTGGCAAGGCCGCGCTGAGGATTTGCGCAGTGTCGAGATTGGCGGCGGGCCGATGGTGGCAGCGCAGCGTGCGGCGGAACTGCTGGCGCGGGCGTTTGCAGTGCCGGGTGCGGGGGACGCATGACGCCGGCGCAGGGGCTGGATTGGGCGGGGCTGATGCGGGTGGGTCTGCATCAGCTTCGGCTGTGCCCGGCGGAGTTTTGGGCGCTCACACCTGCAGAACTGGCGATCATGTTGGGTGAGGGGGCCAGCGCGGCGCGCCCGATGGGGCGGTCGCGGTTTGAGGCTCTGCTGGCGCGGTTTCCCGATCGCGCGGATGGATCTGAAAGGACGAACGAATGATCGAAGTGGATGGGATCGACGGGCTGAGCCAGCAAGCGGCTGAGTTGGAGAAAAGCTTGGGCGGTGTGGGCGCGATGGCGGAAGTGTTCAATTCCGAACTGTCCTCGATGCGCGAGAGTTTGGTGTTTACTGGGCGCGAGGTGAACACGTTGAGCAACTCGTTCGGGCGCACCTTGAAAAGTGCGTTTGACGGGGTGGCGTTTGACGGGATGCGGCTGTCGGATGCGCTGTCGCAGGTGGCGCAGCGCATGGCTGACAGCGTCTACAACGTCGCCATGAAGCCGGTGCAACAGGCCGTGGGGGGCGCGCTGGCCAATGGGATGAACTCGGCTTTGAGCGGGATGTTCGCCTTTGCCAATGGTGGGGCGTTTAGCCAAGGCCGGGTGATGCCATTTGCCAAAGGCGGTGTGGTCAGCAGCCCGACGACATTCCCGATGCGCGGTGCCACGGGGCTGATGGGCGAGGCTGGCCCTGAGGCGATCATGCCGCTCACGCGGGGGGCTGATGGGCGGCTGGGTGTGGCCTCGCAAGGGGGGCGCGCCGTGAACGTTGTGATGAATGTGAGCACGCCAGATGTGGCCGGGTTCGCGCGCAGCTCGACGCAGATCGCAGCGCAGGTCAATCGCGCATTGGCGCGCGGCGAACGCAACCGGTGAGGGACAAGAGATGGCATTTCACGACATTCGATTTCCCGCTAATTTGAGTTTTGGCTCGGTTGGGGGGCCCGAGCGGCGCACCGAGATAGTGACGCTGAGCAACGGGTTTGAAGAGCGCAACTCGCCCTGGGCGCATTCACGTCGGCGCTATGATGCGGGGGTTGGATTGCGCTCGCTTGATGATGTGGCGCGGCTGATTGCGTTTTTCGAGGCGCGCGGTGGGCAGTTGCACGGGTTTCGCTGGAAGGATTGGGCGGATTTCAAAAGCTGCGTGCCTTCGCGCGATGTGGATTACGAGGATCAGCTGATCGGACATGGTGACGGGGTCACTCGGGTGTTTCAGCTGAGCAAGAAATATAGCTCGGGCGGCGTGGATTATAGCCGTCCGATCCTCAAGCCGGTGGCTGGCACGGTGAAGGCCGGTGTGCAGGGCGCCTATCAGGCGGAAGCGGTGGATTGGGAGGTGGATACGGCGAGCGGGCTGGTGACGTTTTATGATCCCCCCGGTGAGGGTGCGCCAATCACGGCCGGGTTCGAATTTGATGTGCCCGTGCGCTTTGATGCGGATGCGATACAGGTGTCGATCCAGTCGTTTCAGGCGGGCGACATGCCGCAGGTTCCGATTGTGGAGGTACGTATCTGATGGCTTTTTCCGAGGCGTTAAAAGCGCATCTTGCCAGTGGAGCCACGACGATTGCGCGGGCCTGGGCGGTGACGCGTGGTGATGGAGCCGTGTTGGGGTTCACCGATCATGACGTGGCGTTTTCCTTTGAGGGCGTGCAGTTTGAGCCCGATAGCGGGATGACGGCCAAGGCAATTGCGCAGGGCACAGGCCTGTCGGTGGACAATAGCGAGGCCTATGGCGCGCTGAGTTCGGAGGCAATCACCGAGGCGGATATTTTGGCGGGCCGATATGACGGGGCTGAGGTGCGCGCCTGGATCGTAAACTGGGCCGATCTGTCTGAATATGCGTTGCTGTTTCGTGGCTCAATGGGGGAAATCTCGCGCCAGGAGGGGGCGTTTACGACGGAATTGCGTGGTTTGGCCGAGGCGCTCAATGTCGAGCGTGGTCGAGTGTATCACCCACGCTGCTCGGCTGTGCTGGGCGATGGGCAATGCCGGTTCGACTTGGACCAATTGGGCTTTGTGTTTGAGGGGCCGATTGCGAGCGTGAGCGACGCGGTGGTGTTCACCTTTGACGCGGTTGCGGGATTTGATGCGCGCTGGTTTGAAAAAGGACGGTTCAGGGTTTTGTCAGGTGCATCTGTGGGTTTGGTTGGACTCGTGAAGAATGATCACACGCTGGCAGGGGATCGTCGTGAGATCGAGCTGTGGCAGCGTATTGGCGCCGAGATTGGCGTGGGCGATCTGGTGCGACTTGAGGCGGGTTGTGACAAGCGTGCGCAAACCTGTCGCGACAAGTTCGCCAACTTCCTGAACTTCCGCGGGTTTCCCCATATTCCGGGAGAGGACTGGCTTGTGTCTTATCCGGTGCAGGGTGGGGCCAACGATGGCGGGAGCCTGTTCAGTTGAGCTTTGATCCGAGGCTGCGCGTAGTAGCGATTGCGCGGGACTGGATTGGTACACCCTATCTGCATCAGGCCTCGCATCGCGGTGTCGGCAGCGATTGTCTGGGACTTTTGCGCGGCGTTTGGCGCGAGATTTATGGGGCTGAGCCCGAGAGCATGCCGCGCTACAGCGCCGATTGGGGCGAGCCTGCGGGAGACGAGGTTCTTTTGCGCGCGCTGACGCGGCATTTGCACCCAGCGCAAGGCGCGAACCTAGGTGATGTGGTTCTGTTTCGGATGCGTGCCCATGGTGTGGCGAAGCATCTGGGCATTGTCTCGGCGCTCGCCGAACAGGGCGCGTTTATCCATGCCTATACCGGTCACGGCGTTGTCGAGAGTGCGCTCACGCGTCCTTGGCGGCGGCGCATTGTGGCGCGGTTTCACTTTCCATGAGGGAGCCAGTTGAATGGCGACGATTTTGCTTTCGGCGGCGGGTGCCGCAATCGGTGGCGGCTTTGGCGGAACGGTTCTGGGCCTGTCGGGTGCGGTGATCGGGCGCGCTGTTGGTGCCACATTGGGCCGCGCAATTGACCAGCGCTTGTTGGGCGCGGGGTCTGGCACGGTGGAGACGGGCCGGGTCGAGCGGTTGCGGCTGACGGGCGCGTCTGAGGGCGATGGTCTGGGCTTGGTTTGGGGGCGGATGCGTGTGGGTGGTCAGGTGATCTGGGCCACGCGGTTTATTGAGAACAGCGAGACGAGCGGCGGTGGTAAGAACCAGCCAAAACTCACGCAATTCAGCTATTCGGTGAGTTTGGCCGTGGCGCTGGGCGAGGGTGAAATCTTGCGGGTTGGGCGCATTTGGGCGGATGGGGCGGAGGTTGATCCCGAAACGCTCAATATGCGGGTGTACACTGGCAGCGAAGACCAGCAGCCGGATCCAAAAATCGAGGCGGTCGAGGGGCTGGGTGTCGCGCCCGCCTATCGTGGCATCGCTTATGTCGTGTTTGAAGATCTTGAGCTTGCCGCTTTTGGCAATCGGGTGCCACAATTCACTTTTGAGGTGGTGCGCCCGGCACAGGGGCCGCTGTTGGATGCCGCCGCGGATTTGACACAAGGGTTGCAGGCGGTCGCATTGATCCCTGGCACGGGCGAATATGCACTGGCGACAACTAAGATATATGAGACCGGGTTTGGCGGCGGGGTGAGCTATCCTGCGGGGTCATCGTTGCAAGGCTATTCGGGAACCGGTGTTGCCGGCACGATGCGGTTGGTCAACCAGAACGCGCCCGGGTCTCAAACCGATTTTGAGCGTTCGCTTATGGTGTTGGATGAGGAACTTCCGCGCTGCGGTGCGACCTCGTTGGTGGTGTCTTGGTTTGGCAATGATCTGCGCTGTGCGCAATGCGAGGTGCGCCCGAAAGTGTCGAGCAAGCTCGTCGATGGTCGTGAGATGCCATGGGTTGCATCGGGCCTGACGCGTGTTGATGCGCAAGAAATCGCAAAGCTCGAGGGGCGCAGTGTTTATGGAGGCACGCCAGCGGATGCCTCGGTGATCGAAGCAATCAAGGCTTTGCAAGCCGCGGGCAAAGCAGTGACCTTTTATCCCTTTATTTTGATGGAGCAATTGGCAGGCAACGGGCTGCCAGATCCGTGGAGCGATGCCGCTGAGCAACCTGCATTGCCATGGCGCGGACGCATTACGCTTTCACAGGCGCCCGGGCGCGCGGGCTCGCCCGATGGAAGTGCTGGGGCACAGGCCGAAGTGGCGGCATTCTTTGGTACCGCTGCGCCCACTGATTTCACGCCTGTCGGCAATACGGTGATGTATTCGGGGCCGCCGGAATGGTCCCTGCGTCGCTTTATTCTGCATTATGCACATCTTTGCGCGATGGCGGGCGGGGTGGATGCGTTTTGCATTAGCTCCGAGATGCGCAGCCTGACCCAGATACGTGGCGTGGGGAATAGCTTTCCTGCGGTCGCTGCGTTGCGCGATTTGGCGGCAGATGTACGTCTGATTTTGGGGCCAGAGTGCAAGATCGGCTATGCGGCGGATTGGTCAGAGTATTCTGGCTATCAACCCGGCAATGGCGATCGGTTCTTTCATCTTGATCCCCTATGGGCGGACGAGGCAATCGATTTCATTGGTATCGACAACTACATGCCAATGTCAGATTGGCGCGATTGTGAGCATCATGCGGATGTGCATTGGGGCGCGATTTATGATCTGGATTACCTGCGCTCAAATATCGAGGGTGGCGAAGGCTATGACTGGTATTATGCCTCGCGCGAGCACCGAGACGCGCAGATTCGCACCCCAATCACCGATGGCGCGCACGCTGAGCCGTGGGTCTGGCGGTATAAGGACATGCGCAGTTGGTGGGAGAACGACCATCATGATCGAGTGGCGGGCGTGCGACTGGAAACGTCTACCGCGTGGGAGCCGAGGTCAAAGCCGATCTGGTTCACTGAAATGGGGTGTGCGGCGATTGACAAGGGAACAAACCAGCCCAATAAATTTCTAGACCCCAAGAGCTCTGAAAGCTCCCTGCCTCACTATTCTGACGGGCGGCGTGATGATTTCCTGCAGATGCAATACCTGCGCGCGATGGTGAGCTATTGGGGGGAGGCGGCGCACAATCCGGTCTCGGATGTATATGGTGGAGCGATGGTGGATATGGCGCGCGCCCATGTTTGGGCGTGGGACACGCGTCCCTATCCACAATTTCCAGCGCTGGGCGAGGTTTGGTCAGACGGGGTCAATTACGCCCGTGGACATTGGATTTCAGGGCGCGTGACAGCTCAACCTTTGTCCAATGTGGTCAACGAGATTTGCGCGCGCGCTGGGCTGAGCGACATCGATACCCGTGCAGTTTACGGGGTGGTGCGTGGCTACCGCGTCGATGGCGCAATCAGCCCGCGCGGTGCTTTGCAATCGCTTAGCCTTGCCTATGGGTTTGATGCATTAGAGCGTGATGGAAAGTTGGTATTTCGGATGCGCGATGCCAGTGTGGACGGGGTGTTGCGAGTGCCGGAACTGGCGCTTGATGACGCAGCGCAAAGCCTTGAGACCCGTCGGGCGAGTGAGGCGGAAATGGCGGGCCGTGTGCGGCTGACCTATGTTGAGGCGGATGGAAGTTTTGAGACGCGCGCTGCCGAAGCCGTGTTTCCGGATGACACGTCTTCGGCGGCTTCGGCAAGCGAAGTGCCCTTGGCATTGACGCGGTCTGAAGGGATGCGCATTACGCAGCGCTGGCTTTCCGAGGCGAGGGTGGCGCGCGATCCGGCGGGCTTCGGGGTGCCGCGGTCGTATGGGGGGGGGGGGCCGGGGGGGCGTGGGTG